AGCTGAATTGACATCGAAACTACCTACCGAAAACGGATGGCTAATCGAACGAATCAAACAGCGGATGAACGAGCTACAATGAAGCGGCTCTGGCGAGAATGTGCTTCGACCCTGAGTACTGCCGATGGGGACTTCGGCAGCGCTCAATGTTTCTATCTTGAAATGATCAGTGAGATCCAGATCAAGACAGGGTGGAAGCTGGGTCAGGGTGAACAATTGTTCACAAAGGTGCAGGAGTCTGATGAAGACTCCCCTACAGTAAACTGGAGTATAGATTCTCCGGCTACTATTTGTTGGGACGAGGAGGAAGCATGGAAGCTTAATGTCTTGGCCGAAAACGGCTCGGATTATAGTACCATGTCTATCTTCTGGGACCTCCTTATGGGGCTGGAAAAAAGTGTTGCGTTTGAGTGGTCTTTGCACCAGACACTCAGTTACGCATCTCCTAAACTAATCTTCTCAGGGGCCTCTAGAGATGATCTGATACTTCGAGTCTGGCAAGCTTATCTTGCTGGTCTTGGAGAGAAATATATTAAGTACCTACTCTGTCTTCACTCTGCAAAGAGTTTTAGTCAAGAGGAGGTGCCCAAACCATTTCGTTCAGATCTCGATTCATCTCTATACCATGGGCTCACAGGACGACGTATCCGCCGAAATAACGGTGGAATGTCGAGTCTTAAGCGGGGGATGGCGATCTTAGCAGCTAAGAGGGCTACTGCTAAGGTTTCCGATGAGTTTCAGGAGCAAACCTTCCATGATCATGCAGATCGACTATCTGCTGATCCCAAACCACTCCCAGAGTGGTTTGAGGCGGTTGCGGAGAGGGTTATTTCGGCCGTTGTTCGGCCTTATAAACCTTCTCCCAACCACCTAGCACCGTCTCCAAACGGGCAATTCCATGTACGTCGCAAGGACCTGGGCGCGTACAGCATCTTAAGATGTCCTGAGGTTCAATTCTGGGGTGATCGATTCACCCAGGACGTGATCGTCAAGAAGTCAGTCGCTTTTCAGCTATGCTTCGATGATCTTGTCAGAATGTATGAACGCTCGGGAGTTGTCGTGGAATTGAGAGTGCGGGGCTATGGATTGGTTTTTGAGAACTTGGAGATTGCACTTATCTCCACTCCATTTGAGCCGATTGAGGCTCAACCTAGTGCTGTTTGCGAACCTTTGAAGGTTCGCACCATTACCAAGGGGGCCAGGAAGAAGTACTTCTCGGGCCGTTATCTCCAGAAATGGTTGTGGAAGTGCTTGAGTAACCTTGACATGTTTCGACTGACGCATCGGCCGCTTTACGCGGACGACCTGAACCAAATGTATTGCCGTATTCGGCGTTTAACAGATGGGACGGGTTTGCGTTGGAAATTACTGTCTGGTGACTATAGCGCTGCCACTGACTACCTCTCTTCAGAGGTTAGTGACTGTCTCTGGGAAATAATAGCTCGGAAAGGACGTCTTACTGACTTTGAAACTTTCCTTGGACATCAACTTTTGACGAGACATCGTCTCCAGTATCCTGCATATCTGAACATACCGCCGCGGATGCAAAAGAACGGTCAGCTGATGGGTTCTCCCATTAGCTTTCCGATCCTCTGCATGGCGAATGCTGTAGCAAATGTGTATTATCTGGAAACTTATCTTGGTCGATTCCTCACTTGGGACGAGATTCCTCTTCTTATTAACGGGGACGACGTTGGCACTGTCATATTTGACAACACCTATGATCATTGGTGTTCCATAACCGAGTCGATCGGATTAATCCGGTCGCCTGGTAAGAATTATGTTCATGATTCTATGTGGATGCTCAACAGTCGGGCGTACGTTTTAGAGGAGGCTGAGGACTTTGAGAGGACTGCCTTCCTACCGGAGCGGGTCTTTCGACCTGTTCCCTTTCTCAACCCTGGGTTGTTGAAAGGTGTGGGAAGGGTGATGTCTGAGGACGGAGATGACTTGGAGGATGGTGCGTCAGGTTTGGCGCAAAGATGCTGGGAATTGCTCGAAACGGCGGGTAGCTCTGCCGAACAGCGTGACGATCTGATAACAGATTTCGTTCGCTATAATAACCAACGGTTATCTAAAATAGCATATCCAGGAATGAGTTACTTTGTTCCTAGAGGGCTAGGCGGTCTTGGACTGCCTCCTCGTTCTTACGAGGTGATTTCCGATGGTGCACGACGTTTGGCAACGTATCTGAGTTCTTTGGATCCGTTGCTTATGTCGCGCATGATGCCGCGTTTTACGGGAGCCGTTTGTCGGCTCTCTCACGTGACATTGGGGTCGAGCAGGATGGCATCTATAGAGGATGCACTAGGTTTTCAGCGGAAGGTGGAACGGGTCACCGCTGAATCAAGAAGTTGGACGAGGGACGATGAGATGATCGAGTCATCCCTAGGTTTCTTTTACGAGGGAATCGACCGAGTTCCAAGAGACAGTAAGTCTGCTAATGAATCACACTTCCGGAAAGTATTCGCGAGTGCACAGAAATGTGCGCCGCTCGAGGAAATCCCGAATGTGTGTTTCTGGCAGCCGGCTAGTCATATTGGTCTACGGTCGGAGGTCTTCCCTGGGAATTGGGTAAGAAACTTTCAGCAGGAGTACTGGCTGAGGTCCCACTTTGCTGTGGGTTGTGAACTTGACCTTGCCTATTAGGTCTTCACAAAGGGTCGTCGACACCAAGCGGTCGATGGTACTGAAATGAGAAATCGTCAGTATCTTGGTAACAATTAACATTCTTCGGAAACTCTAATAAAAGCCCGATTAATCCTTGGATCCTCGTAAAGGGTCATCCTCCCGAAATAAATAAATTAAAATAAATATATGGGAGTTCTTTGAGCTGGTCGAGGTGTATGGGTCGGTGTTAAGTTACTGAGTAACGGTCTTTGCGTAGTGGTCCTCCCACTACATTAGGCGATGGGCGCGAGGAGCTGGAACAGAGTAGAACGTGAGTACGGAAACGGAAAGCGTCATCGAAATGCAGGCTCCCCTATCGTTCGGTTTTAGAAGCGGAGATGATGGTACTATCATCTTCAGTTGCGCAGTGTTCTATGGAACGAGCAAGATGGGTCACACACAAGCAGCTAAGGTTCGAGTCTCACCTACCAGGTGAGATGACGATCAGATGCTGTCCCCTCGACGACTATTAAACGGTCGTCCTCGGGTCAATGGATAAGTGAGGTTATATCAATGAATTCCTAGTGAACTATTTCAGAGGCTACCCTAACGGGTGCGGTATGATTAGTTCGTGGGATGTGATCTGAATAACGGACACGATTCCAACGAGAAGGGTGTGATGGACTTGCTGTGGTCAAGAACATTGTGTTTCTGAAGTTGACGGTTCTTTGTCAATGCTTCTATTTCTGTTCGCTTGAGGAC